CGCACTTTTCAACTAAGAGTAATTTTTTAACTAGCAAATAAAGTCTGTAACGCATAAGTAACAGCAAACCTTTTGGTCGAGGAAATAATATGTCACACACGCCCTGGGTATCTTCGGATGCCTGGGGCATTTTTTATTGTCTGAAAATCTCGTAAAATTCTGAAAAAGGCTATACAGCAAACGGTCTTTTTGTCAATGTGGTTTTTCCACAAATCAGCAAAGCTTCAGTTGTGCAAAATTTTGATTTCGCACGAAAATAAATTTTAGGATCTGATTATTGCCCGTGAAGAAAAAGGCGATCTGAGGCATTTTAGGCACCTCCAGGCGAGTGAGTTTGTTCCTGAAAAAGGTCAAAATCCGGATCAGAAGCCCGGCATGGTTGAAATGCACAAAAACAGGTTCAGAAAACGTACATTATCCACAACGCACTGTGGAAAGTGTGGAAAAGTACCATAGTGCGTTATGTGACGTTCACTGTAGCATATATAGTGACTATCACAGTGATGTCACA